CCCGTCAATCACAGTCGCGAGCGTCCTAGTTCCACGACCAACCATCTGACAGTAAAGGCTCCTGCTCTTGGTCGGGCGCATCATGGCGATGAACTGAACACCCTTGTTGTCCGTAGCGGGGTCGTCCCAACCTTCGGTGGCAATGCCGACATTGCAAAGGAACTGATACTTGCCGTCACCGAAGTCTCGGAAGATGGTTCGCCTGCGATCTTGTGGCGTGTTCGCGCTGACGAAAGCAGCCGTGTTCGGCTTGTACCTGTTGATGATTTCGGCAACCCGTTCGGCGTGTTCTACGGACGCGCAGAAGACGAGCGTTCGTCGTTCTCCTGCGATCTTGACGGTCGGCTCGACCATGCGGTGGAGCGTCTCTTCGTACTTCAGCACGCGGTCAAGGTCTGCGCCGTTGAGGTCGCCCGCTGTGGTGCGACAGTCGGAGTAGTCAAGACTGCTCACCGTCACCATCGTCTGCTTGATCGGTACTAGGTATCCGTCTGCAATGCCTTCGGCGACACCGTACTCATACGCGACCGAATCGAACACCTGACCTAAAGCCTCTTCGTCTGCTCGGTCGGGAGTGGCGGTAACTCCAAGAACCTTCGCTCCACCCGCCGTGAAGTAGTTGATGACATCTCGGTACGATGAACTTGTCGCGTGATGAGCCTCGTCAACAACGACAAGGCTGAACTGCGAGGGGTTGAACCGCTCCATTCGTTTTGCCCCGTCACGCTCTGCGACACAGGTCTGAACGGAAGCAACCACAACAGGATCGGAGTAGATCCCGTTGGTGGCACGCCGCTCTGCCATCTCGACCGAAGCGTTGATGCCAACTCGCGTTTGAATGTGCCGTGCAGCCTGCTCGACAAGTTCGCTTCGATGCGCGATCACGAGACAACGCTTGCCATTGGTAGACATTCGGCGGATCATCTCGCCAAAGGTCGCGGTCTTGCCAAGACCCGTTGCCATGACGAGCAAAGTCGAGTCGTTGGTCAGGAACTCGCGCTCGACAGCCTCAACAGCATCGTTTTGATATGGGCGGAGATAAATCCCCGTGCGCTTGATCAACTCCGTGGAAACAAAAAGGTCGGTCATTATTTGCGCCCTTTCTTGAGATTCTTGGGAGCCATTTCGATTGCAACCTTTCCGAGCCATCCCGTGTGCTTGCAAGCATCGCATCCATCGCCGTTGCAATAGACGCATAGGTCGTGCGGCTTGGCATCAGTCAGACAACGCTTGGCATTCTTGATGTCAGCGTCGATGGCGTTCCAATTGACGGAATATCCTGCGGGGTCGGCTGACAGTACCGCGAGTGCAGCCCGCACATCGTCGATCATGCTGATGATCTCCGCGTACTTCTTCTTCGCCTCGACTATTGGCTCGTCAGCAGCATTCTCACTAGCGTCATCGTCTCCATCCACGCCTTCGGACTCTTCGTCCGTCTCATCGACAGACTCCGATCCCTCTTCCTCGCGCATCCTGTGTTGGCGGACGAACTCGTGCGACACCCCGATCCGCCGTGCGATCTCTCTGTCCGACATCGTCTCGGTGGAGGAAATCGTGAGAACCATCTCGACAGAGCGAATCTTGTCGGCGTTGCTTCGGCGAAGACCGTGCGACTGATTTGCCGCTGCGGCACGCCACATCGCTTCGCTTTCAGTCATCGGAATGATCTCGGCTTCGATCTCTTCGTAGCCAAGTTCACGCGCTGCCTGCACGCGATGCCATCCGTCAACGATGAACATCACGCCATCAACGAGCGCGACCGTGATCGGAGGCATGACCGCGCCCCCCGCCATCGACTCCTTGTAGTCGTCAACTGTTCCCGTATCGGTACGGGTGCGCGACTGAAACCGCGCATCGTCAGTTAGGTCTGCGAGAGGAACAACCGTCTTTTTTGTTTTCGTCATGCTCGTATTATCCGTGATGTAGAGAGGTTTTTTGGCTACCCGTGAGGCGGGAGCGCAGAGCGGCTCCTGAAGGAGAGCCGCTGCGATTCTTGGCTGACCCTTTCGGCGTAAAGCGTGTATCGCGCCCCGTCAGAATGCTCATTTCGGTGGGGTTGACCACCCGCTTATGACGGGGAATAGCGCGACTGTCAATGATTGACACTCGGCGTAGGGTAGAGCCAAACCCTACGACAATTCCCCGCCTTTCGACGGGGAAACCTCGACCTTGTCTATGGGCAGTCGTCACCCTTCCCGATACGCCTGAGCGCAGTAGTCGTCGGAAGCGACTTAACATTTGGTTATACATCAGCCGCCTTTTGATGAGCGGCGAGTCCGAAGGGTATCCAACCTTGAGGGCTTTTCATCCCCTTGTGGGAAAGATTCCTCGTTTTGTTCTGCGACACCCCCGCCATTGGCTTGAACAGCCTTGGCGACCCACGATTCTACGCGAGGAAGAATGGATTCAGGTAGACCCGCGATGCCGTCTGAGACATCGAAACCTTGGCTTTCGATAGCGGCAAGCAGGGCTACGGGATTCCGCCTGATAGCCGACAACCGACTGAGGATCTCGTCAGCGCGATCAGAACCGATCAGGGGGTCGAGGTTCGAAGCAGACCGAATAGGGGCGGCTTCGGACAGGAAGTCGTCAGAGGGCTTATTCGGCTTGCTTGGGGGCTTATTGGTTGCACCCTTGGCAGCGGATGGGTTGAAGGTAGGGCGGTTCTTGCGATCTTCCTCGCCGTCATCGTCGGGTTCGCCAACGACTAAGCCAAACGCCGCAAGAGAGTACCGGCGAAGGTAGGTCACAAACGACCCCAAGACCTGTGCCGTAGCCTTCTCAGGCAAAGCCATACTCACGCCATCAGCCAACCATTCGCCACTAGCGTGAATGAGTCGAGTAGTGACGCAGACGCTGTGATCAGTCGTTGAGATTGACTGAACAATGGCGATCCCTTGCTTGGCGAGTGGCTTACGGAGTGACTCCGTGTGAGCCGCGAGTGATGCGTACTTGTTCTTGAAGTGCGGGTTAACCGCATCGAATTCAGGGTTCGCGATCTCTAGTTGCGCCTTTGCAAGCGCGGCGGCGAGACTTCCGATCTGTTCTGATTGTTGCATTTTGTAGTGTCCTTCGTCTCTGAATCAGGTGACCCCGTTAGTCACCATCGTTGTTAGTATACCGAAATGGGAATAGGTGTCAAGTGCCTCGTACAAGTTTCCCAAACTTGTTCAGGGCTTGTTCCCAATCATCGAAAAGTTCTATGGTGACATCGTTGCCGACGACTTGAACACGCGCGACAGCGTGAATGCCATCACGAACATTACGGCAGATCGCGGCGACCGCGAACTCACCGATGCGACCGATGGCTGTAGCCCTGTTGTCCATGATGGAATCAACGGCGGCAGCAGAGAGAATACGAATCATTTCCACCGATGGGGAATACCTGTTCTTGTTGGACATCATGCTAATTTTACCCGCTGAATTGAAAGCACCGCCGTGTGTCTGGTCACGGCAGCGCAAGTTAGAGTCACCAGACGACTGTGCGCGGATGGTTACGCGCCAACTAATTCAACTGTCTTGCGCCACGCGATGTTGCGGAGTTCCGCTTCGCGTCCGAAGAGGTGAGAATGGATGCGAGAATCTGACGATGGTGCGCTACGCGCAGCGAGTTCGCTGTGCTGAATAAACTCCGTGACCGCGTTGTAAGCGATCCAAGCGTTCGCACCAAACTGACCCGCCTCGCGGTCAAAGGTGTTGCTCATGCGGCGGAGAGCCGCGACACAGGTCGCCTTCTTCGTCTCTTCACGCTTGGTGACGGGGTTCAGCGGGATCTCGCCGTACATCGTCTCAAGCACATCGACCCACAGACCACGAATCTGCTCGGCTGTCATTGACTTCTTTGCCACGCTGTTGATGGCGGTGGCGTAGTTGTCAGTTGCCTTCTTCCAAGCCATTGAAACCCGAACGGCGTACTCGCGGTTCTCAAGGAAGTTGAGCGTGTGCTTGAGGCTCCACGCAAATCCATCCTTCTTGCCTTCGTCGATTGCCATGCGAACGGTGTTCGCACAGACAGGACGAATGCCCGACCACATTGACTTGTACGCGAGGGTTCCGTCATGCCCGTTGCACAGGATGAAGTAGGGCTTCACGAAGTCGCCCTTGCCTCCGATCTCAATGCCGTCCTTCGCACCGATAGCGGTGTAGACGATGCGACCTCCACGAATGGAGCCGAAAGTCTCCGCGCATCCGCCGATCTCGTCAGCAATCAGTTGCGCGTCTTCCGCCATCTGATGGTTCTGAAGCGGAGTCCAATTGGACGGTTGAACGGCGAAGATGTCGCCCGTGTCTTCCCGCACAATCATCTTGAAACGCTCGGTGGCGAACGCCTTGGTGTTTTCGTCTCCGTCGATGTAGCCCGACAGGCGGTTGGTGGTAACGATGTTCCAATCAAGTCCCGATTCCTTGAACGCTTCCATCGGACTCATGTCCGACTGAACAACTCGACCCTTACCATGCCATGCGGCGGTACGGCGAAGAATCAGGCTGTCACTTTGTGTCATCTCGTGTGCCATTGCTCGTCTCGTTTCTGCGGGGTTTCCGCGTTTGTGATTTGTCAAGTCAGCCCGTTTGCTGCTCGACTATCGTACTGTACCGTAATCGGAATAAGTGTCAAGGGGTGTGAACAGAAAATAGGAGAAATAGTTTTTGGCGCGACTCACTTGACAACTCTTGATAGTTGTGGTAAAGTGCCATGCTCAAGGAAGGAGGCTTGATGCCAACACTCAAGAACGGCAAGTGGAAGATGCCGACAGACCACAGCATCCGACAATGGAAGAATACAAGCGAGTTTCCTGACTCTTGGGCGAAAGCAGCGGTCGAATGGTTGTGCGAGTTTTACTCAGTCCCTGCGGTGTCAATCACCATTTGGGACGCGAAGAAACGGCGCGGCAGCGGTCGAGCGTTCCTGACCATGAACAGGGTTCATCTCTCCATCTCTCGGCGCAACTACCGCCGCGATTGGAAATATTGGAACATCTATTGGGATGTCCCCCGCACAGCGGACAGCGCGTGCGAGGCGTTCCTTTTCCTAGCCGCGCACGAGATCGCGCACATCAGTTACGAGGGCAAGACGATCTACCGAACTTGCAAACAGGAGAGTTCTCTCCCGAACAAGCGCGATTGGCGCAACCGCATGGAGTGTCGCATTCAGGACATGGCGCAGAGTGCGCTAGATGCCTACCGCTCGGGCGCGTACAGGTGTCTTTTTGCACATCACGCATCGGTCATCAGGCGAGAAGCGGCGACGAAGGCTGCAAAGACGGCGAGGAAGCAGAAAGCAGGCACGGCAGAGGCGCGTGTCCTCGCGCTTGAGTCTCGCGTCGAGGCTTGGGACGCAAAGAAGCGAAGGGCAGAGAACGCAATGAAGAAACTTCGCAGAAGCATTTCAGGAATACTGACGGCGCAGAAGCGTGCGGCATTGAAAGCGGGTGGCAAACCGCTATAGTGTACCGAATGCGGAACATCTTGTCAGATCATGTAACGGTTGCCGACCTCGCGCGAATCTATGGGGTCACGCCTCGGCGTATCAGAGCAATCGCTACAAACAGAAGTATCGAAGGCGAACGGGTTGGGCGCACGCTCGTCTTCAAGAAAAATCAGGTTGCCCAATTCAGACCGCTCCCATGTGGTCATCGCGCTGCAACGCGCGGGTAAGGAACGAGACGGAATGGTTATCTCCCAACAACAACTCGCTGATCGAAACAAGGGCATCGGCTCGTCGGACGCAGCGGCAATCCTCGGGCTGTCGTCGTACAAGACCCCCTACGATATTTGGCTTCAGAAGAGTGGTCGAGTCGATGGCGGCGGTGCAGGCGAAGCCGCATGGATCGGCACGATGCTTGAGAAGTCTGTCCTCGAAATGGCGGCAGTCAAGATCGGTAAGCCTGTTGTTGTGGCTCCCGACCACTCTGATGCCACCTTTGTGAACGGCATCCTTCGCGCGAATGTCGATGGCATGATTGAGGCGTTTGAGCGCGGTCGTCCCATCGTCGAAGCCAAGACCACAGGGCAACTCAAGGATTGGGGCGATGCGAACACGGACGGCGTTCCCGACCATGTGCTTGTTCAGGTCACCCATCAGATGATTTGCGCGGGTTCCGACCTCTGCTATGTGGCGAGGCTAGGGGCTGCATTCGGGTTCTCGTTCGAAATATTCACCGTGCCTCTCGACCAATCATTCGCGGAGGAGATTAAGTCTCGTCTTGGCGAGTGGTGGGACAACCATGTGGTCAAGGACACGCCGCCCGAGATTGTGGAGGGTCAGGTTCCATCGTTCGATCTTCTCCGCGCCCGCAAGCGCGACGACAGCATGATCGCGGAACTGCCCGAGGAACTTGTACTGAACGAGCGGGCTGCAAAGCAGAGAGTTGACGCTGCCGAAAGTGATCATGCGAATGCCAAGGCTCTGCTAGTCGCGGCGATGGGTGATGCCCCTGTCGGCATCGGAGCAGGAGTCCGCATCACAGTCAGTCAGGTCAGCCGTAGCGGATTCGATACCGATAGGTGGAAGATGGAAAATCCCGAAGCAGCAAAGAATTATGCTAAGACGACCTCGTACTCAAAGATCGACATTCGTGAAGTCGGTCGAGTCATTAGGTGCCGCTAATCCATTCACTCGCTAGCGCACGGACGCGCTTGCCAAACTTTGTAACCGCAGCCCTTGACACAAGTCGAGGGCTGTGTTATAATGTGAGCATGAAGACGAGCGACAACAAGCCAAGCCACCTTTCCGCAAGTGGCATTTCCTCTTGGATTGACAAGAACGGCGTGCCGAATCTCAACTTTGCATGGGCGGAGAGGCACTACGGTTCGATGACTGACGATGCGCTGATGTGGAACATCAATGACTGTCGAGAGTCGGTCTTGGCTAATCCCGACAACCTGAAAAACGGTCTGTATGAAGACACCATTCATGTAATCAATGGCATCCTGTTGCGCCGAAAGAAGAATAAGCAATGAGCAAGTTCATCAAGAAGTTCATTTCGCCGTTCGCAATGACTCCTGAGCAATCGTTCTTTGCACCGATTCCGAACAAGCCGATTACCAATCAGCAAGAGAGTGCTGTGCAAAGGCGACCACCAACGCTCGACGAGATCATCAAAGACCGCGAAGATATTTTTGGTGCGGACGAATTGCGCGAAGGCATCAAGCCGCCGCGTCTGATTCAGCCGCCGAGCGGATTCGTCGATCCCTACAAGTGGTGGGTCATGGCGACCGAGACCGTCATCAGAGACAAGGATACGGACGCGGAGTTTGTTGCGCGAGGCATCATGGGGGCATTGCGTGAACACGCCGCGCCGACATACTTCATCAGCAACGAGATGATCGACGCGATGGAGCAAACGGACTTTGGCAACGCTCCGATGCGAGACATTGAATGGTCGCACAACGGGATTCTTTTCATGCTTCCCGAACGAAAGGATTCGTACTACGAGGCGGTCATGCGAGACCCCAACACGGGTCAGCCGCTAACCGCACAGGTACGGGCTGTTGGCATTGGCTTCGCCAATGTTTGGTCATCGGTCGAGAATAGTCAAGGTATCGCGGTGTTCATCGTTGACAGCGCGGGGGCTTGCTCATGGGCATTGATCCCGTTCATGGACACTTGGCAGGAGGCGATGGACTACATCAGCAAGCGCGACATGATGACTATGGATATTGACGAGGCGCGGCAAAAGTACCCGTGGCAGTCAAAACTCGTCGATGTTGAGCGCGGGGCAATGTTTAAGAACTGTTCACTCATATTCAAGGTTCTTTGCCTTTGGAACTCCGAGCGGTCGGATGGCTCTTCGGAGATCGTTCAACGCGGCGGAACCCTCGTTCGCGCGGGCAATCCAAAGCGAAACGACCGAAAGAAGCATGATTTATGGAGTGGAATTGTGTTAGGGCTAAACGAAACCGTAGCCGATTTGGGCGCGGACGGAGAGGTTTGCGATCCCAAGGTGCGCCGACATTGGCGGCGGGGTCACTTCCGAAATCAGCCTCACGGGGCGGGTCGTTCGCTCCGCAAGTCCATTTGGATTCGCCCCTACATGGCGGGTTCTCTGTAACCGTCAACGATTGACAGGTAAAAATCGAAGAATCAGCCTTTTTGCCCGTACTTTAATAGGGGAAAGGTCTCCATGCCAAGGACGGTACGGATAGTTGCGATCAGTTGCACTCATGCTCCATTCACTCCACCTAGCACGGTGAAGTGGATGTGCGACACCATCTCTAGTCTAAAAGGCATTGATTGGTTCGTGCATCTTGGCGATCTGTTTGAGGCAGGGGCTGCAAGCGTCCACGCCTCAAGCGCGGAGTATTCGCACACGCTAGAAGACGAGTACGAGTTTGGTCACAACTTACTCAAGTCGATTCGCGCGTGTCTGCCAAGGAAGGCGCACACACTTTGTCATCTCGGTAATCACGACGACAACATCCTGACCCAAGACCCGCGCCGTGTTCCGTCTCAGTTGCGCTCCCTTGTTGATTGGCGCAAGCACGACAAGTTCGGCAAGGAGTTCAACCGATGGGTGTGGAAGCCGTATGTCAAGGGTAGGGATGGAGTGTCATCGTTTGGTCAAGTGCGTCTCGTTCACGGCTTCGATGCAGGCGCAAACAGCGACGAGTTAGAAGGATTGCAAATCGCCAACTTGTTTGGTGGCGAGGCTAATCAGTTGGTCGTGAGAGGACACACGCATCGTCCGATGGATGTGACGCAAGCGAAGAGGACGGCGCGAATACCGCTGCCGTGTTGGTACGCGAATGTCGGCACAACCGGACCTTTGCATCCAACTTGGATGATGCGAAAAGACACAAGCCAATGGGGAACTGCGTTGATCGTAATCGACGCGGTTGTTGACTATCGACCCGCAGGAGGACGGCAATGGGACGCTCGACTCATAAGAATGCCATAAAAGACAGGATGCGTGTCATCCTCAACGGCAAGCGTTGGTTCATATGGTTCGTTCTTTCAAAGGACATTCCTTCTGATCGCTACGGCGACTGTGGCTATTCGGGTTCAACCCCGATCATCAGAGTGCGGCGTGCGCTGCAAGGGCGCATGGCGTTAAATGTCCTGATTCACGAAGTGTTGCACGCCTCGCGTCCCGAACTCGCCGAGGAGGCTGTCACCGAGACCGCCAACGACATAGAGAAGGTGCTGTGGCGGCGCGGCTACAGGTTGATCCCAAAAGAAAGTTCAGGAAAATCTCCCGATTGACCGATACACCACTTGACAAGAGTGTAGTGCCTGCTATGATGCGCGTGTCGATCAAGGGGATCGACTCAACTTCAGGAGACGAGCAATGACGATTACCTTTCAGCACACACTCAAGAACGGACAGCAGATTCAAATCACCGCATCAGTTTGTGATGGTGCGGTTGCCGACTACAGCGCGACTGCCAAGGTCGAGCGAAGCGGTGTTGAGCGAGAGGTTCTTCTCGCCGAGCGCGGCAGCGCGTTCGACCGAGAGGTCTTTCCCGCCATCGCGAAGCGCATGAGCGCGGTGCCGATGGTGAACTGCGACGACGAACAAGATGATCTCACCCCCGAATGGGAGTGAGGTTGCCGCGACTGAGCAGAGTCGCGAACGAACCCCCCAGATCACAGGCTGACTGCTCGTCTCGCCTGTGGTCGCCCCTCCCGTTAGCCATTGGCGAAGCGGTAGGGGTTTTTGAAACACATTCGGCACTATCGTGTCGTTAGGAAGGAACCATGTCAGGAAAGCAAAGCACAGTTTCGATTGCGGGCAAGCGAGTAGCACGGGCGGAGTTCATTCGCGCGTTTCGTCAGCGCGGCATGAACCTCATCATTGAGTCAGCACACAAATACCCGTCTTCAATTCTAGAAGTCGTTGAAGGGCTTGATCAAGCAACAACCATGCTGTGGATGGTTCACGCCGTTGAGACAGTATCGTCAAACAAGAATATCGCGTTGCAAATCAACGGTGACGAGATTGAGGTGGCAGTACCACCCAAACTCACTCACGAGGTTGAAATCGCATTTCGCTACAAGTGGGTCAAGCAACTTGAACTTGCCTAAAGGTGGGAGGCTTGGGGGCGCATCTTGCGTCCAAGTAAACTTAGAAACTTGGTAGGTGGGCGGGTCACCGCAAGCCTCCCGTGTAATTTAGCAGGCGCATCCGTGCGCCCTTACGGAACCGCACCCTGATCTTACTGACAGGTTGCCCAACAAAGGAGATTTGAATGGCTGGATACGAACACAAAGAGAACAGCGGCTCACTCTTTCGCAACGACCGCAAGGAAAAGGATACTCACCCTGATTACAAGGGATCTTGTCTCTTAAACGGAGTCAAGATGGAGATCGCGGCGTGGATCAAGGAGAGCAGCACAGGCTCCAAGTTTATGTCGCTCCGCTTTGAGGAGCCGCGTGAACGCTCTGCCGCGCCGAAGAAGTCCGAAGGTGTTACGGACGAAGACATCCCGTTCTGAATTACTTCAGGACGGCTGACGACTTTAGACTCCCGCGATCAGCGCGGGAGTTTTCTTTTTCGCGTGCAATTGCGAGTTCGGCGTTCATTAGGCTGATCGTGTTGGCGACAGCCTGCGCGAGTTGCGGCGGGATGGACTTGCCTGCATCGGCGAGCCTCTTGAACCGTTCAATGTCTTCTTGTGGCATGGTTGAGCAGATTAGCGATACGGCTTCACCGAAGATCGCGAACACTTCCGAAGGGTACATCAGCGCGTTAGTTTCGTACTGACCGTTGAGGATCTTGATAAGAAGCGCGTCGATCATGCCCCGATCATGTTGGATCGTGAGTATGACAAAGCCGCTTGCGTTATTCGCGAGTCGTTCGTTTGTGCCGATGTTGTCGATTGTTGTGTATGCCATCCTTGGCGTACATGAATGTCGGTATGAACATCGTGATGACTTGAATAAATTGCAAGTGCTTGGAGTAAGATACCCATTATGGTGGACAATGCAAAGTTTCGCGACTTGTGCAAGGCTTGCGAAGTCAAGGTTGTCTTGACGGGCGGCATCCTTTACTTCGTTGATGGCATGGATCACGCCATCATGGGGGTTGGAGTTCGCGCGGGCAGACCCTGCGTGGTGTATGACAGAGCCAAGGTCATGGACACTTTGATGGAAAACGGAGATATGACCTACTGCGAGGCAGAGGAGGTCATGGCAAACAAGATTGAGGGGGTTAGTGTTGGCAAAAGCACCCCGATATTTATCGTTCCGTGTGAGGCAAGGCACATCCACATGGCGACAGAATGCCGAATACCCGATGGGGAATAGGCAGGGATCTGATTGATGGCTGATACCATGACAAAACTAACCATGCAAACACGAGCCATCCTTTCCTTCGGTCTCATCGGACTCGTCCTTATGACGCTTAGTGGGTGCGAAAGCGCGACTCGCAAGATCGCCTCATCGGCGGAGGACATCAGAGCCAACTCGACCCACATCGCTGAAACGACTCAGCAGACCAAAGAACTTGCGGAAACAAGCGGAAACAGGTTCAAGGGCATCGGGGAAGAGACTTCCCGCCCCCGCCCCAACATTCAAAAGATCGAAGTCGAGGCTATTGCAGGCGTAGCCGAGCAGGAGCAGATTGTGGTCAATGCCGATTCGATCATCGGCAAGCATTATGAGATTGTTGATTCTGTTGGAGAGGTCGCCAAGTCCCTTACAAGCGTTCAGGACATCACGCCGTGGTGGGCAAAGACCCTCACTTACGGTCTATTGGCTCTAAGTATTATCGGAATCGGCTTCGTCCTGTGGTACACGGGAGTAGGGTCGTTCCTTCGTGGTGTTCTCGGTCTAGTCACCCCTCGCGCCCGCAAGGAAGCGGAGATCGCGGCGGCGGCTATGGACAGTAACGACCCAACGACAATGCGAGAGTTCGTGGCTGCAAAGCGCGGACTTGACCCTGAGTTTGACATCGCATTCCGAAAAGTGTGGAAGCAGCACCGCGAAGCGGCGGCGGAGCAGCCTCCTGTGTTACCAACAGCCCCATCAGAGAAAACGGAGAATCCATGATCCTTGCATCTATTGAATCGTTCCTCAGCGGTATTTGGTTTACCGCCCTCGTCGGCGTGGCTTGCTATATGGCAGGAAGCGTTTTCCCAATCAGCACCTTGATGTCCAAGTTAACGAAGAAGTGATCGGATGTACGCGCTGCCTGCCGACAGCAAGCATGGAGACCGAAGGATGGAGATTTTCACGCCTGCAACGGTTGGTTTGTGGGGAACACTTGGAACTACGATGACCTCTTTGGGAGTGGTGCTATCGGAGAAGTCGCAAGCGGTTCTAGCGGACACAACCTTCACAGAGACGACCCTTGTTCCTGTCGGCATGATGCTGGCAGGGATCGGCGTAACAGCGGCTCTAGTTTGGAAGGTCGCCAATCAAAAGCACATCGTCGAACTCAACATGAAGGATTTGGAGAATCGGATCGGACGCTTGGAGCATGAGTTAAAGAGCGTCGAGACCGAGTTGGATGACAAGCAGGACAAGTTGAATCACCGAAAGTGACGATTGATCTACACGGTTGTTGGTAGAGTGCTAGTCGTGTATTACATTGCACAGTAGCAGGAGCATTTATGCCAAAGAACACCCCATCCATCGTCCTCTCGCGCACAGATTCCGCCGTACAAATCCTGTTCGGCGGCTTCGACACATCCATCGACCCTGTTCTGATTGAGCGACGAGCGGTCGGCGTTTCGTCGTGGACGGTCATTGCCACTCCATCGGATGGTGACGGCGAGGTCTTGGACGACTCCGTCATTGATGGCGTGAACTACGAGTACCGCGCAACCGCTAGTGAGCAGAGTGCGATGGCGGTGACCGCTACAGAGCCGAAGCCAAAGTCGAAGTCTCCTCGTAAGGAGAAGCAGGCGGAGGTGGTTGAAAATCCGATTGCCACCCCACCATTGCAGCCCATGATCTTTGACCCGTGGGGTCTGTTAGAAGACATCTCCGAGTACGACCCGCAGGCTGTGTTTATGGTTCCAAAGAATGACAAGTAGCCGATCCATCCTCTACGGACCGGATGGCGAGAAACTTGACATCAACGCCTCCATGAACGGTACCAATCGCGAGCGAACAGTCGCGGGTGGACGGATTATGCGTTCGTATCAGAACTTCGTCTCAAGCATTTATGGAATCAGAACCGATCCCATTCGTCGCGCCACCGACCCATTCAGCAATCACGCTTGGGTCTACGCCGCAGCAATGGTTCGCGCAATCAACATCTCGCAAGCCCCGTTTTTGGTCTACCAAGAAACATCAGACACTATCAGGCAGCGTCAAGAGAAGTTGGTTAGCAAGGGACTGCCTCCCGAACCGCCAAGAGCCAAGAATGGTCGTCGCGCCATTCACCGCCACCTGTCCAAAGCGAACAACTCGCAACGGTTCACGGGTTCGAAGTTCAAGGGCGCAGAGCCAATCCTGACGCATCCTCTGATGGACACGATGCTGCGTGCAAACCCACACATGACGGGGGCGCAACTGTGGCAAGCGACCGAACTATTCATGGCTTTGCGAGGTGAGTGCTTTTGGATTCTCGCGAAGGAAGGCGCGGGTCGGCTGCAATCGCGAGGAGAGTTCCCCGAGGAGATTTACCCGATCAGCCCCGACTTGATGGAGGCGGAGGTCGAGAACGGTCGCTTGGTCGCGTGGAGGTACTAGCAGGGCGGAGTGAGGTCTGACAAGATCCCCGCTCCTGTGATTGGAGACCAAAATGGCGACATCATGCTGTTGCCGTGGGAGGTCATCCACTACCGCTATGTCAATCCCGACGACTCGTTGCGAGGCTTTTCACCGCTGATTCCTTGTGCTTCTTCAATCGCGAGTGACATGACCGCGAAGACGCACAACATGAGCGTGATGAAGAACGGAGCCAACCCCGGTGGCATCCTCATCGACAAGAACGCCGTTGAGCCGTGGTCTGCCGACGAGGAGAAGGAGTTCCTTGAGCGTTGGCAGCAGCGTCACGGCGGTGCAGGCAACCGAGGCGAACTCGCCATCCTGACAGGCGGTCTTGAGTACATCCCAACAGGAATGTCACCTCGCGATATGGAGTATCTCGACTCCATGCGTTACAACCGCGAGGAAGTCTTCGCGACCATGCGCGTTCCCAAGACGGTCGTCGGCATCACGGACGCTGTGAACTATGCGACCCAACTTGGTCAGGACGCGAACCTGTGGGACAAGTGCTTGCTTCCCGAGGTGCGCTACTTTGAGGATGTCATTGACGGAACCCTGCTGTATAGGGAGCCTGACTCTGTGTTTGCCGCGTTCGACCTGTCGGGCGTGGAGGCTCTTCGGTCGAGCCTCGCCGACAAGATCAACATGGTCAACACGCTGACGGCGAGCAACATTCACATGAGTCCAAAGGAGGCGTTTACCCTCGTTGGTCTTGATGTTCCTGAGTACGAAGGAAGCGACAAGGCGTTCGTCGGACCGGGTATTACCGTCAGTCAAGCCATTGAGGGAGGCGAACAGCCAACCGATCCACTCGCCGCGCCCGCGCCCGCCCTTACGCCCGCGCCCGCCCTTACGCCCGCGCCCGCGCCCGCGCGTGCGCCTGCACCCGCGCAGGAAGCAGTCAATTCTAGTCCCGATGCACCCGCCTCACCCGCACCAACCATCGCTTCGTTGAAGCGTTTGCGTGGGACGGACTATTGGAGTCTCGCTAATCGACGGCTGTACTCGCGTATGGAGCCGCGACTTTCTCGCGCTTGGCGTGGCTTCGTTCGTCAAGTCAGGGACTCGTTTATGGAGTCTTTTGACGGTAAGGCTCGTGATGTAGAGAAGCGTCTCAAGGCTATTGAGATTGACGGTTTGAGTGCGCCTGACGCGGTTTCGGCGATCCTTCCTGCCCGAGATGTGCTTGGCAGAATGATTGAGACGCAGTTCAGGCAACCGCTCATGGCGAACCTGATGGATGTGTTCAACTTCACTACGGACATCGACTTCCGTGGTGTCGCCAACTTCGCGATTGACGATCCGCGACTCATGTCATGGTTCGACAGAGTGGACGACCGCCTTGCAGACACCGCCGCTGTCACGCTTCAGCAGAACATTCGCAATGCGGTTCGTGTTGGCATGGAGCAGGGCGAGACGCTGATGCAAATCAGGCAGCGCGTGAGTCAGGTCTTCAGGATCTCCGAGAGCGATGCGAAGGCTTTGACCGTGGCGCGAACGGAGAGCGGGGCGTTCCTGAATAACTCTCGCCAAATTATGCACCAAGCACAGGGCTTCACGGTCTACGAGTGGTCTACGGCGCAGGACGAACTCGTGCGTGGAAGCCATGCTGCGTTTGGAAAGATGCCGCCGCGCAAGTTTGGACAGCAGTACGCACCGAATCTTCGGTTCCCGCACGATCCAATGTGCATGGATGCAAGTGAAGTTGTCAACTGCCGCTGTATGCTTATCCCAGTTGAATAAGGATGAAACGGATGCTCGACAAAATCACAGAACTCAAGTCCGCAGAAATTATCGACACCCCCGAGGGTGTTGAGCGGTTTCTTGCCGAACTCAAGGACGCAGTCGGCGAAAACGGGGACACCGCCGTTATGCAGTCGGCTGACGGTCGCCTTTGCGTTACGAAGCAGAACAACACTATCGGGATGTCTGACTTGTCGAGTGCGCCCTCGCGTGAGCGCATTGAGCAGATGGTCGCAGAGCGAGGGATGCCTTGGGACGAGAAATACGCCGAGCGAGTCATCCCGTGGTGGGCTTCGGACGAGCGCGTTGACCGTCAGGGAGACATCGTTCTCCAAAATTGGAAGTTCGACGATTACCAAAACAACCCCCTCATGCTGTACGCGCATCGGTGGGACGATCCACCGATTGGCACCGTTCTGAATTGGGAGGTCATGCCGCGAACGAGCCGCGTTTACAACGGTCGCAGCCTTCGCCTGATGCCCCTATTCGCTACCAAGGATCAGTACGAGTGGGCTGACACGATCTTCCGACTTGCCAAGGCAAGGTTCCTGCGGACGGGTTCTGTTGGCTTCTATTCGGACAACATCATTCAGGTTCGCGACCCCAACGAGCGGATGCGTATGGGGCTTGGCAACATGGGTGTTATCTACGACAAGAACAACCTCATTGAGTGGACGGTTGCGCCTGTGCCTGCAAATCAGGGTGCGCTACAGAGCCTTTCGCTTGTGGCACGCAAGGGTCTTCTAAGGGGCGATGACCTCTCTGTCGTCAAGGACATCTTCAAGTCGTCCGTGAAGCGCGGAGCGGGCGATGCGGAGAAGATGCGAGACATTGAGAAGGCTGTTGGTAATTATTGGAACCACCTCTTCCCCGCCACTAAGACGGTGTCAACGGTTGACACTAAGGCACTTCCGCAGTCGTACCGAGATGCTGACGGTTCGCAGCGATGCGAGAATTGTGTCACCTACACGGCTGATTCGATGGATGGCGAAATGGGCGTTTGCAAGTTGTGGAGCGCGACTGTCCGCGCCAATATGACCTGTAACTCGTGGAGCGCGAAAATGCCTGTTGAGATCACCAAAGAGGGGGCGGCTGTTTCTGTCGCTCCCGTTGCTTCGACCGCTCCAACTGCAATGCCGACAGGCGAATCTGCGGCTGTCGCGCCAATATCAGGTGGCACAGGAAATACCACTAGTGACGGTGTGGCTCCAACGGCAGTTCCACAGCGATGGGACGATGCGATGGACTTCATAAAGTCCCGTTACGAGGATCATCAGGCGGCTGTCGGCAGCGATCCGCGCAAGCAGACCACCGAAGGCAAGTTGCAACAGGTGTTTGCCCGTGGCGTGAATGCTTGGGACGATGCCACCGACGAGCAGCGTGGCGAACAGATTGGCGAGGATTGGGGCTATATCCGAGTGGAGTCGTTCGTCAATGCGCTGCAAAGCCTGCGCTTTGATGGTGAGGCTCACGATCAGGATCTCCTCCCTGCCGAGCATCCCAAGTCCGAGCGCGAGAAGGTGAACAAGGCGGTTGTTGGCTACATGAACCGTGGCATGAACCCCTTTATGAAGGGCGATTTCGTGTCGTACCGAAGTAAGGGCGGCATGATGTTCGGTCAGATTGAGCAGATCGACATGAAGGGCATGGTCGCCACCGAGACCGAGGAGATGGAGGCGATGCCCGAAGATCCTGTGGCGACGATCAATCCGATTGTCGAGCAGGAAGGCAAGAAGATGGGCTGTGGCAAGCCGCGCCTGATGCCGTTTTCTCGCATCAAGATGGCTCCGAATCAGTTTCCTGAACCGTCTACCTATCGTTGCATGGATATGCACCGTAAGCGCATCGGTGACATGGTGATGTCTCACAACAAGGAGGTTGGTAATGATCCGATTCGTCTCGCGTCTGTCGGCACGGCTGTCCATGTCTTTGAAAGAGGCATGGGGTCGTATTTGGAAGACCGCCGTGGAATCTCCGATGCAGGCTCCTGCGATCAGTACGCAGAAGCGCGTCTTGCGTCCTACCTCGACGCGCTCCGCAAAGGCGGTTACCAAGGCGAGTCGCACGACGAAGACCTCCTCCCTGACAGCATCACGGGATCGCGCAGGGCGCAAGCCATCAAAGTAATGGTTTCGCGGGCTGTGGCATACGAGGACATCGACTTTGTCCCGCCCGAAGAAGCCCGCACCGAGGCGGAGCGTGGTCTTGAATGGAGACGCGAGTACGGGCGTGGTGGTACGGAAATTGGTGTTGCTCGCGCACGCGACATTGCCAACGGCAAGAACCTGTCTCCCGAGACGGTTCGTCGCATGAACTCGTACTTTGCCCGCCATGAGGTGGACAAGAAGGGTGAGGGCTTTAGCCCCGACGAAAGTGGCTATCCATCAGCGGGTCGAATTGCGTGGGCGTTGTGGGGCGGTGACGCAGGGATGGCGTGGACTGCAAAGGTGATGCGTCAGATGGATGCTCGACAGACCAAGATGTTTGAGCCGATTGGCGTTGTCGGCGGTCTTCGCGGTCGCATGAACGAGGCTTCAGACCGTTATCAGGAAATCTACCGTTGGGTCAAGACTGCCGATCCTGAGATGGTCAAGAAGGCTATCAACGGGATCGGTGTGCGAACGGATGTCGATTACTCGACCCTTGGACAAGACGAGCCGATGGTCAAGTTCGTCTCTAGCATCCTGTTGGCTGCTGAAATCGGAGGCGATCCTCGCGATCCCGACGAGACGCTGAAGTTTGTTCGCAGATGCGTGTCGAAGGCAATTCGTCAACGAGCGGTTGAATGCATTACGCAATCCGTAGCGGTGGGTCTTGTGTGATGCCTCATTGGGTTGACCGTTTCGTTTTGGCAAGCCTCAAAAATTGCGGCACAGGTTCGGGTGGATTTGAGGCGGGTAATAACTGTGCATCGGGCGGTGGCGCGTTGACGGAAACCAAGGACATCGGAACAAGAGAAACTACCGATGCCGAAGCGGCGGGTCGTGGCGAAGCCATTGCTCAACATTTGGGTGGCTTGAGTGGGGCGGAGTTCACGAAAGAGACCGCAAGAATCCTTACGGCATCGGGTATGTCGAAAGAAGAAGCAAAGGTTTTCGCGAAGAGTCTCGACCGTTCAATGAATCACGCAATAAAGACGCTCACACCATTGGCGGGGTGGGATTCTCCATCCGCCGCACTTGAGGCGGTGAGAGGTGCAGCCTGTGGATATGTGGCGGGCATCGCTCTGTACAAAGAACTCACAGGCAATGGCTTGGATGAAACAAGCATTACTGCGGGGTCGCTCACGATTGGATCATCCTTAAACGACATCAACCGTACCTTAGAAGAGCCGATTGGGATATATCCCGAGGCTAAGAAGGCGGACTATATGGGCTATTTTGGTCTTATGGTGAAGGAAGGGAAGACGGTCGATAGTCGCCCACGAATTGCGATAAATGTGTTAATGGCGGCAGCGGAAGAAAATAGGCGGACAAAACTTTTGGCGATGAACCTGTCCCCAAGTGTGCGATCCTTAGCAAGAGTGGGTCTTGGAGAAGGTAATTTCACGATAGGAGAAGCGATAGTAGAGATGGGAACTGCGCCGAGTGATAACGCCAACATTAATGGCATTGCGTTTTCAGGCGACAGGGAATCATTTCGACGAATGGCGACAAGCGGATTCGGTCGTACAGCATTGAAGGCAATGCACACGGTGGCTCACGAACTTGGTCATTGGCAACACTACAAGGTGATTGAGCAGACAACGCGTGCTGCAAATCCTGATCTCACGGGTGTTGAAAGGTGGAGAGCAACAACGAAAGCGTGGCGTGCGCGAACAAATACTGATGCTCAAGGTGGGTGGAAGAGTGCGGCGGAAGGTGTAAGCCGATACGCACGGTCATCAAGTAACGAGTTTGTGGCAGAGGTGTACTCTGGGTTAGCAATGGGATTCCGTTTCAATGAAGATGTCCTTCGGGAGTACGCCGCATTGGGCGGACCGGCAAGAAAAAGGAAGGCTTCGTGATTTATAGCGACGACAACGACACGATTCAGGTTGGATTCTTTCCGACTGCGATGGTT